AGCGTCAGTGGGGTCAAAACCTCATGAAGTTTACTGGAGTCAAACTACCAGGTGGTATTGAATTTAATGGTAGACAGATTTATGACGATGGTCAAAGAGAACTCGACGAAATCAAAGCAAAGATGTTGAGCACATACGAGTTACCACCACTCGATTTGATTGGTTGATGATATGCTTAATCCATTTTTTCAGAACGGCACATCAGGCGAGCAAAGTTTAATCCAAAGCCTGGTCAATGAACAGATTAAAATGTATGGTATTGAGGTATATTATATGCCTCGCAAATACCTGACGAAGTTTACTGTAATCAAAGAAGTAATTCAATCAGAGTTTGACAATGCCTATCCTATTGAGGCATATGTGGATAGTTATGATGGATATGGCGGTGAAGGCACTATCCTCTCAAAGTTTGGCATTCAGGAAAAAGATGATCTAACACTTATCGTCTCAAGAGAAAGATTTGAAGATTATATTACACCATTAATTAAGAATTTACCCAACGTTGAGTTGGCAACCAGACCCAAAGAAGGAGATTTGATTTACTTCCCTCTAGGTGAAAGACTGTTTGAAATCAAATATGTAGAGCATGAGCAACCCTTCTATCAACTTCAAAAGAACTACGTTTATCAGTTAAGATGTGAGCTGTTCAGATATGAAGATGAAGTTATTGATACCGGTGTTGAGACCATTGATGATGAGATTGAACAAATCGGACATATGACTACACTGCGACTCCTGGCAGTCGGTGTAGGCACACAAGCAACAGCAAACGCTAGTATGTGTACTGGTGGTTCAGTTGGAAAAGTTATTTTATCTAACATGGGTAAGGGTTATGTTGACCCACCCCGTGTAGCGTTCTCATCTGCTCCAGATGGAGGTACAACAGCAGTTGGTTTCGCCTCACTATCATTTGACTATGTTGGATGCGATGGACAGACCGGTAGAGTCGTATCCATTAATCTTACAAATGCTGGATGTGGATATACAGAAACACCTCTAGTTACATTCCATAGTTCCAAAGGAAGTGGAGCAGCAGGAACTTCTATTCTTGTTCCTACCACATCTGTACAATCCGTCTCTATTGCTAATAGCGGTGGAGGATATTTGAGAGCACCCGAAGTTGGTATCTCTACACCTAAACATGTTGGTGCTGCTGCTACAGCAACCATTGAATACCCTATCGGAACAGGTTCAAGTGTAATCGCTGGCACTGTTAGTGTTGGCATCGCTACTTATCTGTTCCCGCATGGAACAACAGGTGGTGTTTATTACAAGCAAGCACCTACTGTAACTTTTGCTAGTCCAACTGGATCAGGAGATGCTGCTACAGCAACAGCAATTATGGATCCCATCTCTCTCGCAGGTGGTACGGTTAAGAAAGTTTCAATTGGCGATAGTGGTAGATTTTATACTAGTCCTCCAACTGTAACTATTAGTCATCCAGGAACAAGTGTCGCATCTGCTACCATTGATAATGGTGGAGGTATTGATGGATCTAGTATTGATGAAAATTCAGTAGCATTTACTACAACTGGCAGAGCATATACAACAGCACCAACTGTTAGTATTGGAATAGGTACAGGAACAGATACACCATCAGAAGTTGCCATTGGTATTGCTACTATTCATCCAATCCTTGGTATTGTAACGGCAGTTGGTTTCAATACTGCCACCAAACCCTGGTGTGTGGGAACAGGAGCAACAATTGGCGCTGGATATACAGTGAGACCAACTATCTCTTTCACTGGTTCTACAGGAGCATCAGCAGCAACAGCGACGGCAACAGTTTCTATCGCTGGAACTGTTAGTACTATATCTTTGGGCAGTAGTGGATTTGGTTATGTATCTACCCCAACTGTATCTGTTGCAGGACCTGGTGGTATTAGTACAGAGTTTCTTGCTACTGGTATTGCCACAATTAGGTATGATTCAATCAAGACAGAAGGAACAATTGGTATTGGTTCAGCAGTAATTACTGGTATCAATACGACCAATATGATCATTGGCGATAGAGTTCGTTTAGAAACAGGATATGATCATCCACAACCTTCTATTCAGATTATTCCATCAGATACATTTGTAACAAGTATTGGTTCATCATTAATTGTTGTCAACAATTCAACTACTGGTATTGCTACAACCACTAGGACAGTAGAGGTTGGCATTCAAAATTGTGGTATTGTGACTGGTATTATTGTAACATATGGTGGAGGAGGTTATTTGACCGCACCCACTGTCACTATTAGTAATGATACGTCAGAAAAGAATTATTCTACTGAAGTAGAGGGTGTAGTTAGAGCGACTGGGATTAGTAGTATCAACACTGCTGGATTTGTAACTTCTATTCTTCTATCTGATGCTGGTGCTCAATATGTATTAACACCAGAAGTTGTAATTGAAGTTCCTTCTTACGTTGGTGTTACAACTTCAAGTGGTTCGTTCGTATACAATGAAATTGTAACAGGCGGAACATCAGGAGCAACAGCAAGAGTCAAAGAATATGACGCTGTAGCAAATACCCTTGAGATTGCTATTGTTAGCAAAGAATTTGTTGCCGGAGAATCAATCACTGGTTCTGAATCTGGGGCAGTTGGAGTCGTCAGTAAAGTCGGTACAGATGTTGGATCTTATGATGAGGTTACACCATTTGCCGATAATGATAACATAGAAAGAGAAGCAGACTCTATTATAGATTTTAGCACTAAAAATCCTTTCGGAATGCCTTAACAATTAATAAGGTTAAATAGTACTATATTCGTATAAGAATGGGGAGCAATGTTTGAATATTTTTATAACGAGATCTTAAGATCGACCATCATTGCTTTTGGTTCGTTATTCAACGACATACAGATAAAACATAAAGATGGTGATGATGATGTTTGGAGTGTGATTAAAGTTCCGCTTGCTTATGGTCCTACACAGAAGTTTTTAGCAAGATTAGAACAGACTCCTAAACTAAACACTCCTGTTCAGATGACACTTCCGAGAATGGCATTTGAATTTATTGATCTAGTTTATGATCCCGAAAGAAAAGTATCAAAGACATCAAATTTTGTAGCAACATGTGCTGATGGTACAGAAGTAAAAAAGGCATATATGCCTGTACCATATAATATGACATTTGAGTTGTCAGCAATGACAAAACTCAATGATGATATGCTTCAAATTACTGAACAAATTCTTCCTTATTTCGCACCAAGTTATACGATTCCCATTAAAGTGCTCGGTTGTGTGAATGAGGTTATGAATGTTCCTATTGTGATGGATAATATCACAATGGAGGATGACTATGAGGGGAATTTTGATACAAGAAGGGCATTAGTCTATACATTTAGATTTACTGCCAAAGTTAATATGTATGGTCCTGTTAGAGATGTGTCCTCTAGCATCATTGATAAGGTCAACATTGGATATATTGGTGGTTCTAGATCTATTGTTAAGGGATCTGCCCCATCTTATGAAAGAGACGTTAATTATAAAGTTGTACCAAGAGCACTCAAAGATTACGACGGTGTTATTGTTACTAACTTGGCAGCAGATATTACCGATGATGATACTGTAATTGAAGTTCTTGATGGAACGAAGATTACGGTAGATACTGATATCTACATTGATGAAGAATTGATGTATGTTAGAAATATTACTGGCAATAAACTAACTGTTGATAGAGCAAAAGATCAAACGACTCTCCAAACTCACGTTTCTGGAGCAGCGGTACATGGAATCACAGTTGCTGATACTTCGTTTATTGAAGTTGGAGATAACTTTGGATTCGATGGTGGATTTATCTAATGACTATTATGACAAAAAAGTATGACAAGTTGGATGAAACCTTTGACGTTGAATCGACAGAAATAGTAAAAGAAAAGGTTGATAGTAAAATCGAACAAATTAAATCTTCCTCTGAAGATATCCGTAAAGATTATGAATATACGAGGGGCAATCTCTACTCGATTATTGAAAAAGGTCAAGAAGCAATAAACGGTATTCTTGAACTTGCTCAAGAAAGTGAAATGCCTAGAGCATATGAAGTTGCTGGTCAACTCATCAAAAATGTTTCTGATGCGACAGATAAATTGATGGATCTTCAGAAAAAACTGAAGGATGTCAATGAAGAAAAAGATCAAAAAGGACCTACTACAGTCAACAATGCTTTGTTTGTTGGTTCAACTGCAGACTTACAGAAAATGCTGAAGAACGTTTCAGAAGGGGATAAATAAGATATAATAGAAAGTCTTTTACAAGGATGGAATCGTTTAATAATGAAATTTTATCAGACTTTTTTGTTCTCGTAGACTCTGAGAATAAGAAAAAAGTTGAAAATAATATCGAAGAAGAGAAGAAGAAAAAGGATATTATAGGAGAGGTGTCTCTTGATGGACTTTTTGCGTCTATTTCAGAGGAAAAAAAGAAGGTAAAGAAGAAAAATAAGGAAATAATAGGGGATATATCTCTTGATGATCTGTTTTCATCGCTTTCAGAAGAAAAAAAGAAGACTAAAGAAATAGAGATCAACAAAAAACAAGAATTAGAGCAACTTAAGAAGGAAGCAAAAGTATTTGAGTCTTTCTTATTTGATGAAAATCAGAAAGAAGAAGAAAAACCCCAAAAACCAACAAAAATCAAACGCAAATCCTCCAAAAAAGCGACCACTACAGATAAAAAAGAAGAAAAAGAGGAGATTAAAGAAAAAGTTGATGAAAATCTTCAAAAATCAATCGATATTCTTAATAAATTAGTACCTAAAGAAGAAAGGATTGATGAATCTGAGACAGAAATTTCAATATTAAAGCGTGAGGTAGATCAATTGCGTAAGATGGTCTACGAGACTGTCAGAACTGCCGCTGCTCAAGGTGGTGGTGGTGAAGTTCGTTTGGAGTTCTTGGATGATGTTGACAGAGACAGTGCCAAGGTCAATGACAAGGTACTTAAGTATCAAACATCTACTGGTAAGTGGGTTGGTGCTGATGCAGGTAGTGTAGTTGATTTGGGACCACTTACAAACATTGCTGCAGCATCAACAACATCAATTGATAATGGTATGACTTTGGTCTTTGATGCCGCATCTGGTCAATTCATTGCATCCACTGGTTCCTCTGGTAATGCAACATCTATTGCAGGATATGCAATCACAGGTACACCTAGTGACAACGATGTTCTTACATTCAACGAACCAGGTAGTGTATGGGAATACGATTCACCATTCACTATTGTTGATTTGTCTGATGGTGTTCAGGATGGTCATCAAGACTATGGTAGTTTTAGTTAAGTACTTATACTAAATATAATATAGGATAATTAGTAGGATACTACATGGCATCTCCAACCCTCAAGTTTAAGAGAGGCGCATATGCTGACCTACCAACTTTAGCAGTTGGCGAACCCGGTTTTACCACTGATAGATATCAACTATATGTTGGTTCTCCTACCGGCAACCAACTTGTTGGTGCAGGAGAATTCTGGAGTTTGAATTCTAATATCGTTGGTGGTGGCATTAAACTATATGAAGGTACCAATAATGGTACAGATTTTATTGAGTTAAAGGCAAATGATTCCCTGAGTGGTATTACCACATATTCATTTCCAGTTGCTGGAAGTAGTGGCCAATTCCTCAGAATTCAAAGTATTACAACCATTAATGGTGACTCTACTGTTGGTTTAGGTTGGCAGGATGTAATTACAGATCTTGTTGAAGATACTTCTCCACAACTTGGAGGAAACCTTGACCTCAACAGTCGTAATATTACTGGAACAGGTGACCTTAACTTTACCGGTGGTATCACTCTTACTGGTAGTATCATTGTTGGTGGTACTGTTGATGGTAGAGATGTTCTAGATGATGGACAAGCTGGTGATAATCTGGTAACTCTGAGTGGTGTTGCAAGAGATGCAACTAACCTTGGAACATTTACTGGTACAACAATTGCTGATAATGTTGGTATTAAAACCGCATTACAAGAATTAGAAACAGAACTTGAAACTATTGCTGGTGGTGGTGCACAAGCAACATCTATTGCGGTTGGTGCTACTGACACAGATTCGTCACACTTCCTGACATTTGTTGATTCAAATAATACAAGCCCAACACAAGAATCTGTAAAAACTGACGCTGGTATTTCTTACAACCCAAATAGTAACATCCTGACTGTTGGTTCTCTGGATGTAACAAACGATATCACTGTTGGTGGTACTGTTGATGGTAGAGATGTATTGGATGATGGACAGGCTGGAGACAACCTTGTAACCCTTTCTGGTGTTGCTAGAGACGCTACTAACCTAGGAAGTTTTACTGGTTCTACTATCAGTGATAACCTAACTGTTAAGGCAGCTCTTCAAGAAGTTGAAACTTCACTTGAAGGTAAGTTGGAAAACGTCGCTGAAGACACTTCTCCACAACTTGGAGGAGACCTTGACCTGAGTTCCAGTGACATCACCGGAACAGGTAACATCAACATCACTGGTACTATTCAGGGTACTTCTGTTGAAGCTACTACTGTCTATGTTGACGTTGGTGTCGGAAACACTGACTTTGAGAACGTCATTCTAACTTCTGCTGGTACCGATGGCCAGGGATCTTTAATAACTGATATCGATCGACATTTATCGTACCGTCCTAGTGACAACACGTTTTGGGCTAATCGGATGATCAACCCTCAGCGCACTGCTTCTGAGGAACTGACGATCTTCCCGATCAGTAACATGGCTGGATACGAAAGTGATTATCCTTCGGCAGTTAAGATCACCGCGATCAAAGACGAAGACAATATGTCTTCCAACAGTGCCACTTCACTTGTTACTCAACAGTCTGTGAAGGCTTATGTTGATAGTGAAATTACAGGTGTTGCTGTTACCTTTGCTGTTGCTGCCGATACTGGAACTGCTGGTATTGTTACAACTGGTACCACACTTACTATTAGTGGAACTGCTAACGAAGTTGATACTGCGGTAGCAAACAATGTAATTACTATTGGTCTTCCAGATACCGTCAGTATTACAACTGAACTCAATGTTCCTACGGTAGATACTGGAGCAATAAGAGCCGCAGATGGAACTGCAGCACAAACAATTGCAGATAGTACTGGTAAGGTAACTACCTCTACTGATCAAGAAGTTCAAGGAACCTTTACTGCCGCATCTGCAGCAATATTTCAAGGTGATACCGATATTGGTGATCAGACCTCTGATACAGTTACTATTACTGCCAGAGTTGATTCAAATTTCATTCCATCTACTGATGGTGTAAGAAGTCTCGGTAGTAGTTCACTGAACTGGGATCAAGGATATATTGATAAAATGCATGGTGATAGTAGTACTATTACTGGTATTGCAACCGCAGGTGAATTTAAGGGAACAACTCTTACTATAACTGGTGGTGGTTCATTTGGTGGTAATGTAGAAATTACCGGTAACTTGTCTGTTGGTGGTTCTGTTACGAACATCGACGTTGAAGATTTGAGAATTGTTTCTCCTGTTATTGAACTGGGTCTTGAAAGACTTACTGATGGTTCTCTTCAACCACCTTCAAACGTAACTACTTACAACAGTGGTGTTGTAATGTACTACAACCACGTTGGTATTAACTCCACTAATGCTCAGATTGCGGCAATGTTTGCCAAGGTCAAAGAAGGTGGTGATATGAGGATTGGTTTTGCAACTGATGTCACAATCACTACTGTTGGTGCTGGTGACTCTGTTGCATCTGTTGCTGCATGGGCAGAAATCGAAGCTAAAGGATTGTGGATTAATGACTGTGCGGGTGTTTCTCAGGTTATTTCTTGTTCAGATTCTACAAGATTGCTTGAGAACATCACTGTTGATGGTGGCACATTCACCTGATAATATCTGACAACTCAATAAATAGAGGGGACTAAGAAGGTCCCCTTTTTTTATGGAACCAGCTGAACTTAATTTTTATATTAAAACACTTCAGAAGAAAATGAATGATTATTTTACACAAAGTATTATACTTGAGTCAAAGATTGCTTACCAGAACGATATTATTTCACAACAGAATGATAAGATTACTGAGTTGAATGGAGTTGTTGAGGAGTATCAGAATCAGATTAAGAATTTTGATGAGACTGTGAAAAAGTCTGCGAGTCGTACCACTCGTAAAAAAACAGAATCACCATCTGATGGGGGTACATTCTAAATAGGTATATCTGTTATATAACAGATTAAAGGTATATACCGCTCGATATAATGGCAAACCCAAAGATTAAGTTTAAGCGATCGGCTGTCGCATCAAAACGTCCTTCGCTTTCAAATTTAGAGTTAGGCGAGTTAGCTCTAAACACTTATGACGGTAAACTCTTTACAGTACAAGACACTGGTGGTGTCGGTATTGCCACGACGGTAACTTTAATCAATCCCTGGAATGAAACTTACGGGGAAAATAAAATATCTTATGCTGGTGATATTAATGTCAATGACCTTGATGGTCAGAATATATTCATTACAGGTGTAACTACATCTATTGGCGGATTTATTCTCAGAAATCCGAATGCCGATAACTACTCAAGAAATCAAAGACCACCAGATTATTCGGATAATAGTGGTCCACCCACAATGGATGAAAATCCAATTGCGGCTGGTATCTATGCTGACGGTAGTGCTTCTTTCTCTGGAATTGTAACTGCTTCGAGTGGTTTTGTAGGAGATTTAACTGGTGATGTAACAGGTAGTCTAACCGGAACTGCTTCTAATTCAAATACTGTTGGTGGTGTTACATCGAGTTTTCTTTTAGACTACACCAACTTTCAGAACACACCAACCATTCCAACCAACAACAATCAGTTGACGAATGGTGCTGGTTATATCACAACATCATTTACAAATACCAGTCAACTAACTAATGATGTTGGGTTCATTACTAATGTTGTATCTGGTGTTCTAACTGCTACAACATTTTCAGGCACTCTGAATGGCAATGCCTTAACAGCAACTACTGCTGGTTATGCTCACACTGCTGGTATTGCCACTGTTGCAACTAATGCACAAGGTCT